TATGTAGAATATTTCTATCCCATCTGCATGATGCATGTACTCAATGTTTGCCTTGACAGTGTCCCACTCGCACACCCCGAAGCTATCGTATAAACGAATGCGGTCATGGGCTGTGATTTCATCCAGTGCAGTCTTACGTTCTTCAGCAGTCCAAGCACCGTCAGGCACATGGAACATCTTGCCTGCACGTTTGCCTGCTAGTAGTACCGCAGTTTCTTTAGGCTTCTGCTCTAAGAAGAACACGCCTACAGTCTGCTCAAGCTCAAACATATCGTGGACAATTTGCTGCGTAAGAAAGTCTGTCTTGCCTACACCAGTGCCAGCACCGACAGCGTATAGCTCACCTTTCCTGCGTCCATAGGTAGCCTTGTTAACGCTATCCAGATACCAAGGTAACCCCCATTCTACGGGTGCATCTAACTCTTCACGTATGTCAGCCAGAGACACAATGCCATCAGGTCTAAACACCTTGGCATTCCAAACTGCGTCTAACATCTGACGTGAGCCACCATTAAGTAAGGCTTCGTTAGCATCCTTGAAGCCGTTGATGTTTCCGATTAGACACTTACCAGCAGGGAACAGTGGAGCGCAAGCCTTAGCAGCTTTCTCGCCTGCCTCATCAGCATCAAACATAAGGATAACTTCGTCAAACTTAGCGAAGTATGGAAGGTTAGCTTTGATTGCTTTCGATGCTCCTGCGGCCCCGTTGGGCAAAGAAATCACAGGGTATTTGTTGTCTTGTACTTGGCTTAATGCCATAGCATCGAGCGCACCTTCTGTGATTATTAGCTTCTTACCTTTGCTATATATTTTAGTACCAAACATCGGAGTCTTACTGAAGTCACCAACGATAGGGAACTCTTTATCTTGAGTCCGTAACTGTTGAGCTACCAACTTACCATCAAGGTCATGCAGTGGGCAGATGTGAACTGGTTGTCCACGGTAGCTGCCGACTTTGTAGCCGAAGTGCTTGGCAGTCGCTTCACTAATACCGCGATTACGTAAGGGACGCACCTCACCTTCTAACATATCAATAGCCATACGAGTCCTTGCTGGTGGTTTGTAGGTAGATGAATCATCGGGCCATTCGTTGCGACCACAATCCATTCCAAAGCAGTGCGCTCTGCCCGAAGCGAATCGGGCTAGAGCATCAGACGAACCACAGTCAGGGCAGGGTTCGCGCCCCGTCATGGGGCTATCGTCTATTTCTCTCATGGCTATTTCGCTAAAGAGTATTCAGCGTATGAAGCCTTAACACCATTCTTCATAGTGGCATTGACCTGATAGCCTTGCTTGTTAAGGGAGTGGACAACAGCAGACAGACGTGTGATTCCATACAAGCCAATGGCTTCGATGCTGGTAATCTTACGGTTGCTAGTGAGGTGCTTAAGGACTGTTTTACTTTGTGACATATTAATTTCCTCGCAGATATTGCGTTCATAAAAATGAAAAAGACCACGGGGATGTGGCCTTTTGGTTGGTCGAGCTATAGTGCTACACTTGCTTTTCTAGCCACTCTTTCACATCAAATGCAGGGCATTCTTTTGTGACACCTTCTAAGTCACGGTGACCTAAAACCTGGGCGGCTGGATACTTGTGCTGCATACCTTTTACTATCTGCGCTAACGCAGTAAATTGTTCAGGGGTGAAATTGTTTTCAGCCACCTTAACATCGTCTTCTGTTACTCCACCGACCAGTGCTATGGATACAGAATTGTGATTGAACCCACGGGCATGTGCGCCAGCAACTTCTTCAGGCCTACCAGTTTCCAGTTCACCATCCCTTCGGATAATGTAATGGTAACCCACCCCAAAAAAGCCTCTATGCCTATGCCATGCATCGACCTCCGTCCTACCGATATTCATTGAAGGTCGGGTGGCAGTGCAATGGATTACTATTAGCTCTGTTGAGCTTCGATTAGCCATGCTTTTGGTATTGACTCCTTTGCGTACAGAAACCCATGCTTCTCACACCACATTGCATATGTAGTAGGAGAGCCTTTGGATATTTTCTGCTTTGGATTTGAAAACACGAATCGAATGTCCAAATCGTGTTGCTCTTTTACCAAAATGTGCTTCTGACGATCTGCCACCATGAAGCGTCCCTTGGTTTCTATATAAATGTTTCCTATTCTGAAGTCGGGTGTGTACGTAGAGTTTCGAGACGGCTTGACGTAAGAAATCTTGTCCTCTTCATACGTGTACGCAATGCCGAGAGCCTTAAGCTCATCAGCAACACGTACTTCAAGTCCACTTCTAAACCCGTACTTCAGACCCACGTCTTTAGAACGGTACATCGTCAAAGTCGTCCTCTTCTTCTTTCTGCATACCTATTGTTTCAGGTACAGAAGACTCATCGAATTGGTAACCTTCTTCTGCATCAAATCCAGATGCAGATTCATTAGTTCCAGCAACAGCGTTGATGATTTGCACGGACTTCATACGTAAAGAAAGTCCAGCACCAGCTAAAGAGGTGTAGTAAGGGATTACTTGGTAGCCCACACGCACCAATGAGTCATTCCAAAGTGGAATCTCTTGGGTGATAGGTGTCTTACCTGAAGCATCTACTACTAATGGTTTCTGTCCAAACCTACTGCCATCTTTAGTAGTGACGATAGCTTTTAGTTTGAACTTCAAAGTTACATCACCAGTTTCTTGGTCAACTTCATAAGGTTCGTTGGTACGAATCTTGTCCCGTGGTTTACCTGTCTCTACGACAGCCGCTTCGATTGACGCTTCAAACATTGCGTCTAACTGTGCCATCAGGTCAGTGGCATCTGAGTTATCAATGATTAACTTGCCACCAAACTCCCCATCAATTGAGAACTTTGTGTCAGCTTTAAAGCACTTAAGCCACAGGGTGCGGCCCTTCGGTGTAAAGTAAACGGGTAATTGCTTTTTAGATTTTTCGGTCATATTAATCCTAGTTGTTAGGTTGCGTATTCACGCTTATTTGTTTAAGGAGTGGAGAGCAATGAACTCTTTTAGAATCACACCTTGGTTATCCAGCTTCACTATTAAGTCCAGAGGCAATGCCTCACCATTAGCTATAAGTGCTGCGGCAAAGGCCTGCTCTATTGTCATGTCCATATTTTCTCCAGATAAAAGAAAGCCCACTCTGGGTGGGCAATCGGTTGGTCGTGCTATAGTGCTACACTTGCTCAATCAAACAACAGACAGTCTTAAATTAAGGACTATTAGGCGAAAGAATACAGACTTAATAAGGTGTCAAGATAATCCAACTCGCCTTTAGGTGGAGGGACTTCAAGATTCTCACGGTCTTCAGGTAGTAGCTGGCTCTGCATCTCAAGATACAGTGAATGAACTATGTCCTCATTGTCATAAATCTCCACCATGCTGTGCTTTATGGTCATAGCAAACTGCTGCAAATCTGCTGCATGGCAGCCGAAAGAATCATGTATAAGAGAGAACGAAGTTTCATTGTCAGAAGCCTCAGCCATTCTAGCTACGGATAGCTGTAGGTGCGCTGCGTCCAGTGAGTGAACAAAATTCGGGGCGCATCCTTGAGCAGATTTGCGGCTACAAATTTGGTCAGTCTCCTCGGTCAGAGTGAGGTAGATTAATGCCCCACCCATGTGGCTCCGTACACGGTGCTTAGTCACGTTGTAGTATGACTGTAACACTGGGAAACCAAGAGGCGTAGTCCACCGCACAGGCAGTGTCTGGTCGCTACCATCAGGCATCGTGTACTTGGTCTTAGCAACCATTGAGGCAGAAGCCGTGAGCCAATCCATAAGTTTAGCTGGACGCTTAACCGAATCAACCACTGCTTCCCAAAGTAACCGAGCTATATAACTTGAGGCACGAAACCCATCATCATATGAGAATGGAAAATCCTGCCCTGTCCGTGAGCATTCCCTTTTTAATGGGCGCATCAGGTCAGCTATGATTTGTTCGCGGAACCCGTATTGTTTTGAGCCATACGAATATGTCATGCAGCTACGTTTCGCGGCACTTCTGCTGAACCCAAACTTGAGCCACTCTAGTGCTAACTCAGTATAGTTAGGAACAGGCTTGCCCATGTTATTAAGAACGGGTTCACCCCAGTGCCCGTCAGGTTGCACAGAGTCCTCGACAAGACGCTTCACTACCTTGTCAGCTACCAGTTGGTAGATGTCATTAGGACTATCGCTAGGTAGGATGTTGACGTTCTTAGCAGTGCTTGAACAGCGCATTGCCATGCTCAGATGTTGCAAGCCCGAACAACTTCCATCTAAGGAGGTTACTGTTTTTGACACATGGTCAACCCCATTATCTAAGTAGCCTACATAGTCCATGCAACACGCTACGAACTGCAACGGTTTGTCTGCGTCACACCAGCCACGGTTGTCAATCGGGTTAGCTGCAACGGCACGAATGAAGCCCTCGTTATCTGCACACCATTGCACACGTTCATCAAAGGTTTTCTTAGATACCTTTTCAAAGTCGCCAAGGTTAGCTAGGTGGATTGACAGGTAACGTGCGCCAGATTCTCCAAGACGTTTGCCCTTAGCAAATTGCATTGTAGCTTTCATTTCATCTGGCCCCATGCCATTGAATGAGGACACTGCATAGATGCGTCCACGGAAGTCTAGGTTGTAGCCTAGATAGAACTCAGGGTACTCAACAAACTCTTCAGCTATGTCTAGCATCGAAGTAAAGGCAATGCGCTTTGCTCGGTTCTCACGGTTCGCAACACGCACTCGGTTCGCCTCCTGTATGTAAGCAGCACGTTGCTCAATAGTAGAATTATCGTAGTCCTCAAGCTTGTCAGGTTCTACCTCTTTATACTTGGCAGGGATAGACGGACACCAATCCCCATTCAAATCCCAAAGGGAAATAATAAGGTCAAGTATAGGCTTGTTAATAGACCACGCTGTTGACTGCATTTGGTTGACTGCGTGTAGGACTACATCAATGTCTGTGTTCCTAAGTTCATCAAAGTAGTTCCTGTTTGTAGTCTTTACGAACTTAACAGGGCGACAGTTATAGGTGTAGTAAATACCGTTCTCAAGGTTGTCGTAATTCCAATCTCTTGGCTGGACAACAAGAGGTTTATAGGTAGGTGAAGTAAGTCCAAGTTTGTTAGTCCTCTGGCTAATCCAATCCATCGTATCATCGGTAGCGACTAGACGTTTAATGGTGTTGTTCTTACCCCGTGACTCCGTCACTATCTGGACAAGTCCAACAGTCTCCATGAGGATAGAGATAAGCTTTTCGCCTACCTTAAGAACCTTCTTTTTAGGCCAAGCATCCCAAGCTTCGATGGTTCCCTTAGCTGCTTCGTCAGTCATAGCTTTGGTGATGGTTCTCATCTTGTGATAGCCAGTTCTTTTATTAGCTGAGTCTATCAATCGCTTGGTCAAAGACTTGTTCTGTTTGCGTAAACCTTCAAGCATATATTCATCTTGGACACTCATTGCAGCAGTGATAGCTGCATGTTGCAGAGTCATGGTTTTGTTACTGATAGAGTTAATAATACTTTTCATAAATAAGTATGCGATAACGTCCACCTCCCCACCCTTCAAAAGCTTTCTTGTCCCTGCTGCATGACCACCCTTGTTATCGTCCTTTTCTAAATAGTCCGATATACCTTGAGCGAACCTAGCTAGTCCATGCACCATCATTTTCTGACCATACTCAGAGTCAGACTCATTGCCTCTCTGCTTCTGTTTAACGTCTTTGATACGAGCTTTCTCAACTCCCATCTGTCTCATGCTTTGTTCAATCTGTTCTTGGATTGGGAACATCTTGTCTAGGTTATCAGTAGTGGTCGTTATCGCTGAGTTAGTCATTTGACTCTCCATTGGTTTGCAGTCTGTCTCAATTCTGAGACGTTATGGGCGTAGCTATCCCTTGGTCTTATATCCCGTTGGGCTATAGTGCTACAGTTGATATTAAGTTTAATCTAATATTACTTTTGTCCTACTTATTGTCCTCGCTTATACAATGTTTAGTCTGTCTCAAATTGTAGACGTTTGGGGCGAAAGAAAGCCACAAGCTTAAGAACAGCCTGTGGCTTACGTTTGAATTCATTAGGTGTCATTGCCACCAGCACTCCCCAGAACAGGGAAAATGGCGCGCCCGAGAGGATTCGAACCGTTATCTGCTCGATGGGCGAATGACTTAACCTAATGAATTCAGTGTGTTACTTCGTTTGGAGTAACTGTTTGGCCCTGCTCTTTACCTTCTTTACCTCCGCTTTTGTCTCTGCTGTGGAGACTCGTTTGGCCTACTTCAAGTGCCAGTAGTCGGCCTACTTCAAGTGCCTTGACTGCGTCACTACGTGCCTTGTCTGTGGACTTAGCATACTTGGCTGTCTGAGTTATACAGGAGTGACCCATCAAATCCTGAACCGTTTTTAGGTTCCCGTAATACTCACATAACCGTGTCGCATAGGTGTGTCTAAAACAATACCAGACCTCACTCTTGCCCCATCCCATTACAGGCCTTACGAGGTTGTCCCAGAACTCTACGCAGTGCCATTTATAGTCAAGCTTCTCAAAGATTAAAGCGTCCCTCTTTAGCTCTGGCATACGCTTGTCGAGCATCTTTGCAACTCTTGGTGTCAAGGGTAGCTCACGCTCTGCATCTGTCTTAGTGACCTCTACAGGCAGTCTAATGACACGCTCACCAAGGCTGTTGCGAACAACAAAGCTAGGCTTGATTGCTTTAGCTTCAGACCACGGCCTCATGCCTGTATCTGCCAGTAAGATAATGAAGTCCTCTAGCAGTTCATTGAGCCACTTAGAGTGGAAGTGCATGTCACCAGCAAGGCCCAGGATTTGCTCTTCTTCTTCAGCACTAAAGTACCTTGGTCGGCTGTTGTTCTTAACCTGTTCCCAGTGAATAACTGGCACGGCCTTAAGCAACTGCCGCTCTGTCATTAGTGTCAGCATTGAGCTAAGGCAATTCAATTTATTATTGATTGTCTTTGGCTTGTTTCCTTTCGCCCTAAGCACCTTAATGTAATCATCAATTGCCTTGGTATCCAGAGCCTCAAGCCTGTGCATTTTACGCTGGTCAATGAAGTACCCTGACAGGCTATTCCAATACTGAATGACCTTGTCCTGATACCCCTTTGATTGCTTGGCCCACGACATGTCCCAGACCTCGTCAAATGCATATTGCAATGTCAAAGTGGTTCCATGTTTGAGTTGACCACCAGAAGGTCTAAGACCTCTAGCCATGTCTGCCTTAGCTGATAATTCTATCGCCTCGGCATCCTTATAATGCTCAAGTCCTTTGACAAAGTCGCTGAACCTGAACCCGTCTTTCATAACTTTTATAGACCAGCCAGTAGCCGTTTTATAAATAGCCATTCTTACCTCCTTTTAAAAGTTAGATGCTAAAGACTTTGCCACTGCCTGACCTTTCTCAGTCAATACTGCATAGCGGTAGCGTTTGTCGAAAACATCAATTTCATATGTGAGTAAAGCGTAGGTTTCGGCCTTGCGCTTAGGTATCACATCATCACTTAAGATGGTCAGAGTGCGGCTTGCATTAGCCTTGCTCAGTCCCAATTCTTTTATGATGTCCTGCCCTGTCACTCGGCCTCGCCTCGCAACAAATAAAAATACTCTTAATTGTGCAGATGTCATGTCCCCCATTTCGGCAAACATATCGAGTGTAGAAGCTAATCCTTTTAACGCCTCGTTCTGTGTCAATTTCATTTTAAATCCTTATGGCTCTAGTCAAAGTCAATTGACTTATGCCCTCCAAGTTTAACGATGTAGTCCCACTGGCCTACCTTAATATATAAGTAACTGCTAAGACAAGCCTCAAATTCAAGGATGTCGCTAATCGTGATACTAAATACTCGCTTCTTAAAATTCCGCATTTATTCTTTTCTCAATATTGTCTATCCCAAAAATTGGGAAGATGGTACTAATTATTGTGTTGGTGAATTCAAGGTGCTTATACCCAAAGACATCTGACCTAGCCAATTTCGGCCTTAGAATTTTATACGCATCAATAAAAAGGATAAACCAAGGCCATTCCTCTCGCATCCACGCCAGCTTTCGACATCTGAATTTTCCTGCGTTTTCTAAAATTGTCATTTCAATAGTTCCTGTTCTGTTACTGTCTGAAAAAAAATACGCATTGTACCGATATAATTTCACTACCTCCATGCTGGTTAATACCTAATCTTATTCGGTGGCTCTCTTTTATGCGCTCAAAAAAACTAAACACTTTCAAAGAAAACCACCTGATAAAATTAAAGCTTGCCTGCCTCCATAAAAGTATTAAAAGAGTTTTCATCGACCTTAGTCAGGTTAATAACTACGACCCCATCAAGCACGGTTATTGCTACCGTGTCGCCATGCCCTGCAATGGTCTTTAGCTTGCTGATAGACACGCGCCTGTCGCCCCTCTTGGTCAGATAAAACTTAATCTTGCACTCTTGCCCATCAAAATGACGGGCCTCTATAACGACCCCGTTTGAGCCTCCCTTTTCTAACTTGGCAAAGTCCACTCCATTAGAAAATGCAAATCTGCGTACAGTGGCATTAGCATCAATTATGCTTTTGTCTAGCATGGTCGAGGTGAGATTAATTGTTGCTGTTGGTTCGGGTAATCTACTAACATTATTCATTACTTCGGTACTCCATACGCAGCCGCATATTTTGCGAGCTTGTTTATAATTTCGTTTCTAACAGTCACGTTTTCCAAGTCCTCTAATAACACCCAGTAACCGCCTGAACCGTCACGTTTTACATCCTTTTTATATATGGCTGTTAGTGGCGCACCGTCTTCTGCCGCTTTGCGCTGTTCCATTAATATATAACTGCCATAACTGCCAAGGTATCGGCCCCAGATTGCGAGGCATTTATAGGCAATAGGCTGCCATTTATTCGGTGTGTTCTGGCTCATTCTGTTGGCTCCTGCATAGCTAATGCCATTAGCTGATTTTCATAAACTTCTTCACGGATTGCATCTAAAAGACCGCCAAGAATTCGGTCGCCTAGCTCGCTCTTATACTTAAGCTGGCTTAGTTGGTGGCTCCTGCCATTCCATTCACATTGGCCCGTTTGCCCATCGAAGCGAGCATCCAAAAGCCTGTACCTAAACTCAATAATCTGCATTTTATAATTCCTAATTTTAAGGTTAAAAGTATTCGGGTGAGTCCTGATTAAGCCACACGTACGCGCATGGCTATATTGGCAATTAAGGCCTTGTCGTGGGCCGAAACATAACGATATTTAGCACGGCCTGATAGCTGTAAATGATGACTGAGAGTTAGGCCTTCTGCCGCTGTAATTGCCTTACTTGATACGGCCAATTCGATACGCTTACTCATAATTCTAAATGCTTTATATGACATAATTTACTACCTCTGGTTTTGGTTTATTTTCTATCGTTTGCGTAAGTTATTAGGGTGCGAATATGCGCTTGTCTAGCCGCACCTCGTAAGCTTTTAATATTGCCTAACCATACGGCCACGTCGGAGCCGCTATTAGTCTGTCCGCACCATATGCCACGGCTAAACTTGCAACCACTATTGCCTGCCGTAATCCATTGGCCTACTTGTAAAGCTTTACGCTCAGGCCGTGACAATTCCCATATATTCACGCTTTTTTTATATTGCGCCATGTTGCTACCTCGTTTGCTGGTTTGGTTTACTCAAAAGCACTAAAACATCTAATGCCTTTTGATAAACTAAACTCTAATACTGGTTAGGCTTTATATTAAGCCGTATGGCTGGCGCTCGTTTCTGCCGTGGCCTAACTATAGGCTTAAGGCAAGCGACCACTAGACCGAGCATAGAGCCGCATACAATCAGCATAAGCACAGCCAATAAAGGCCACGTATGAGGCAGAAAAACGATAGAATTGATTACAATTTGTGATTGTTCCATTTTTGAGAATTCCTTGAATTATGGTCTATAGCTTAAGCTTTAAAAAACGTATTTTGATTAGACTTACGAACAAAACCCGAAGCGTCACCTATGGCCTCACCTTTAGCTCTAAGGCCTACAATCACACCTTTAATATCATCGGGCCGATAGTCTGTTAAATCACCGTCAATAACGATTGCTGATACTCCATTAATGGTATGACGTGCTGGCAATGGCTTGCCACGTTTTACATCAAACACTACCGCTAAATTATCGCCACGGCTCAAAACAATAGAACTAGAAATATCATTATTTTCTGATAAAGAGTATGTAAGTGAGTAGTAAGCTGGCAAGGTATCGCTTGTGCGCTTGTGGTCTTTTGCATAGTCATAGAATTTAGCTAGTGGCGCGGCAGAATGTAACAGACTGAGGATAGATAGCATTAAGCCTACGTGTTTAAGTTTAGACTTTTCCCATTTGATATCACTTGTAGCATTTAGGCGAAAAGCTAGAGCCATATTCTGCTTACTAGCTTTATTGCGAGCCGCTACTACTTCTTTAATAAGTAGGGCCACGAATAACGGCCTATTCTCAAAATACATTTTAGTTTTGGCAATACGTGCGGCAAGCTTGCCTTTTAAATACATTGGATTGCCTGCCGTATTTAAGCAGGCCTCAGCACAGCCAGCACTAGCCATTGCACAAGTATTATAGCCACTCATTGTATGCGGTGCTAAATGTAATGGAAAAGTAAGCACTCCATTTTCTTTAGCATTCTTTGCTATTTTTGGATTGCTTAATGGGTCAGCTAATAGACTACCTTTAACGTCAAACAATTCACGAGCTAGTCTAGCTAGTGCGGCTTTTGTCATTAATGAGTAAGTATCTAATGAGCTTAATTCAGTTTTCATCAACATGGTTACTACCTCTGGTTTTGGTTTTGGTTTAATTCGTTTGTGCTAGTAACTTGGGGAATAAGTCACTAGACCAAAAAAACTAATATTCAAATTCTAC